GAACCTTGGTTCCCCTGAAAAATTGATTTAAAAACATCTTGTTTTATTCTATAATATAATATATAAGAATGGCATCTAAAAGCAACCGCATTTTAAATATTTTCAAATCACGTAGAAATATTTTAGATATTTTATTCGAACAAGATTACAAAGTATCTGATTATGAAGGGTTTACTATTAACGAAATTGATGCAATGTATACTAATACCCAACTTGATATGTTAATCAATCACGATAAAAATGGACGTAAAATCTATATTAAATATTATCTAACAGCAAAACAAATCCGTCCACAAAATTTGGAAGACATTATTGAAGACTTATTTACGGTTGAAAATGTATTAACAAAGGAAGATACATTAGTTATTATCATCGAAGATGAACCTAATGACACTATCTTAACTAGACTCAAATACTTGTATGATCACGACGGTATTTTTGTGATTATCCATAACATTCGTCGTTTGCAATATAATATGTTAAAACATCGTCTGGTACCTGATTGTTATTTACTAGATGAAAAAGAGCGTGAAGACTTGATGAAAAAATTTAATATTAAAAATCCTATGCAATTACCCGAAATTTCCAGATTTGATCCTCAGGCATTGGTTATGTGCTTACGTCCTGGTGATATTTGTAAATTTGTACGGAATAGCGCAACCGCAATGACATATGATTATTACCGAATATGTGTCTAGAGCAGGGTCTGAGCCCCTGCGGGGCTCGGACCCTGCTCCGTAGGTTCTTGTAGGTTCTTGGACGTTTTGCCAAGGAATCCCTCAGAGCACCTTCGGTGCTCAAGGTTGAAGACCTTCGGTCTTCTGACCGAAGGGATTCCAGGTGGCGCATCATCCGTCGATTTCACTGATCGAAGATCAGTTACATCTAAGGATGATCTAGGTTTTACGGCACCTTTGGTGCCCGTAAAACCTTCAAAACGGAGATTCTCCATAGATAGCCCGTTAGGGTCAGCAAGCGAAGCTTGCAACCTTGAACCACCTTCGGTGGTTCTGAGGCTATCGACGGAGAATGTATCAATATATATTAGAAAGATGTCAGATAAAATTCAAATTGGTTATAGTTCAAACGATTTTTTCTATGCAGAGGCAGATAAGATCACTAATACTGGGGATTATAATATTAAACCAACCGACGCCGAATGCAAAGTATTTCTTTCACAAAATTGGGAAGATGGCTCTTGCAATACATATTTTAGTGATAATAGTACTAATTGTATTAAATATGAACTATGTAAAAATAAATTAACTGTTGATGGTGTTGGTTCAAATGATAATAAATATGCTGATTCTATCGAAAAAAATTTTAACAGTAATGACGATCTTAAGAATACTCTATTAAATACGATGAATTTAATTATAGGAATCGGTTTTATATTTTTTGTCATTTACATGTTACAAGATATGCAAAAAAAAAGATCATAGATATATAAACGTCCTATGACCAGTACCTATATTGATTTTAACCCTAATAATTTTTTTTATGCAGACGCATTGAGTGTTAATGCACCATTTTCACCTACTAATGATAATTGTACCAAATTGAATTCTAAGGTTTTTTTATGCGATCACGCCCACTTTAAAGATACTAGTTTCAATTGTCTCGGACAACAAATGTGTAAAAACAAAAAATTAGTAAATTCTATTGAAGATGATAAAAAAAATGATCTTTATGTAGATAAAGAGAAAAATTCTGATGACAATATTAGTTACGATAATTCTTTATTGAAAACTATTAATTTAGGGATAGGTATTGGTGTTTTAGTATATTTGACTATGTCTGACTCTTAAAAATATATATATTTACATAATAGTAATGGCTGATAATACTGTAAATAATGCATTAAATAAAGCTGCTGATGAACAAAATACAAGATTATATAATTTTAACAAAAATTATATTTCATATATTTCCCAATGTACAGGTAATAATGCAAAAACCCCTGAATCATCCACTTGCTCCACTCTATACACCAATTTAACTACTGTTGATTCAACTATATCTGCTTTAAAAAATAGTAATCCATTTAGTTCAATCAGTTACGGAGCCAGTCCACCAAAAGGTTCTCTTACTACCAATGATAATCACGATAAAATAATTCAAGACTATGGCAATGTTACAAAAAAACGTACTGATTTAGATGCAAAGTTGAAAGAATTGTATGATATTCCCGGATCGAAAAGTTTAGATTTTAAATACAATTATGATTCTACCGTATACTCTGGTATATTACTTACGATTATTGCCTCAGGAGTTATCTATTATACATTTACAAAATTATAATACAATATACAATACTATTATATTATATCAATGGAACTTACCCAATTTATTCCTATTAAAACAGGAGAAAAATTTACAGATAATACAAAAACAATTAATAAAGACCAAAAATCTATTGCATTTACAGCATCCTCATCCTCCTTTTTTTCGGATGAATTTAAACCATTTAAAGCTTTTAATGGAAGTACAGATAATACCATTTTTTGGCAATCAAATACTTATCCTAATTCTAACAATCCTAAGCCAACAATTACCAGACCAAAAGTTCCTAATCCGTATACACAAACTCCTTACCTTAGTAGCGATGGTACCTATCAAGGTGGTGGTAGAAGCAATGGCTATTATTTTTCAACGAATATCAAAAGCACAAACAGCAATAATATTTCTAGTGGTGAATGGATACAAATACAACTTCCTACACCAATTTTATTAACATTGTACAGTATTTTAGCTCCTTCACAACAAGACACTGTAAATTTCTTCCCCCAAAAATTTACATTAGCTGGTTCAGAAGATGGTATAACATGGAACTATATTGATTCTCAAGATGTTAATAATAATATTTACGATTGTAAAGATCGAAAGCCTATCCTCTTTACTGTTTCGAATACAACACCTTATAGTTATTTCCGTCTTATTATAAATAAATTGCCCAATAACAATACTATAGTAAAGATTAATCAATTTAACCTATCTGGAATATATCCAATAGAATCATTTACGGGAAATCAAATAATCGAAGAACCTATTAACCCACAGTTTTATGGACCCTTTCCTTCTTTAAACACCTTTTCTAGTAATTTCTCCAAATTCTTTATTTCTGAGCCGATGACCGGAGGAAGAGACAGTAGTCTAGGTTTTGTTCCGCCTGCGGCTCTACAAAACCTCCACTTATCTAGTTCCAAAAACAAAGCTCATATGAGAGGGATTATTGGAATAAATTCTTCACAAAATTATGGATATGGTCAGGGGGATGCAATCCTCCAACAACTAAATATGCAGAGCGCTTTGCGTTCGGAGGATTTTGGATCTTATTATCCCTTATTAATAACTAATGATGCTGTATTAGAAACAGACCATTATTATGAAGATGATAAAATATTTATTGGTTCAATAATAATCATTTTAGCAGGAACATTTATATATACTTTAATTACAAGTAAACATTAAAAATATATTAATATAATAATCATATGTTTGGTAATTATTATCCTTCGAATAATAATCAACAACATAATTCATATCAAAATCTACCAATATTCCTGCAAAGAACTATGCAACAACAACAACAACAACCAAATCAACCACAATTAACGCCATCAGTATCTACTATTACCGCTGTTGTACCAGTTGATCCTATACAAAAAAGACAAACAGATTTAGAAACTAAGTATATAACATCAGATCCTACCGGATCAATCGAATCAACCAGTAAAAATTATTATGATACGATTAAAGGTAATGAAGAAAATATTCATAAACCTTGGTTGAATTCCTATAAATCAAATATTCCTTCAAAATCCGTAAAAACCCAAGATCTTATTACATATAAAAGTAATATATATGTTAAACCAACTTTTTCAGGTCAAGCTGTTACCGAAGACGAAAAAAGCTTAGTTCCTATACAGATTGTCCCTTTTCCTAATGATAAAAAAATAATTCAAAATAGTTTTACTATAAGTACTCCGTTTTACAATAGCAATGACACTTTCAAAGAATACAATTTTAAAGGTGACTATAATATAACGAGTTCATCTAATCTAAATCCTCTAACTGATGAATATAAAGCATATAAAGCATTTACAAACGATGGAATTTGGAAATCTGACAATACATATAAAGTAACAGATTATACGTCGTCTTATTATATTGGTAATAACGTAACAACTGTAAATCAAGAAAAAATTCAATCAAAAAACTATCCGTCTACTGCTATTAAAGGCGAATGGTTGCAAATTAGCCTTCCAAAAGATAAACCTCTCTATCTATTTAGATACAGCATCCGCGTTCCTTCTCCTGTTTCGCTTTCAGAAGATTATCCTTCTAGTCGTACCGCTGATTCTACATATATTTATCCTGCACCATTACCACCTAATGCAAAATACACATCTTCTTTTCCAAAATCATTTACTGTTGTAGGATCAAATGACGGGAATAAATGGTTTCATATAGATCAACAAACCTATATCGAACCGCCTGATATCAATCTCACTGCTACTGATGCTGCCAGAGCCAGTCTTAATAATATGAAAGGTATTAACCACGAGAATAATACATACAATTTTGAATTGAATACAGTAAATCGTTATACCTTTTACCGTTTAATAATTACAGAATTATTTCCGGGAAATAGCAATGTCTCTATAACTACTTGGGGGCTTTACGGATTTGTCCAAAATATTTCACCTAACATTAAAACATTGGAACCTTTTTCTAATCTATATGTAACAGGAATGTCCTCTAATTTTGGGGATGATTTTAGTAAAGATGTAGATTCCAAATTAAAAAGAACCTATGTCGAACAATTGACCAATTTAAATCAAGCTAGAAATATACCCGATCCATTATCTAACCTTGCACCCTACAGTATTTTGGAGAACTTTGATTCTCACGGATTTGTTCAATACCCTAATGGAACCACTAATAGTAATGACGTTATTAATCGTCAAATTACACCCACAATTTCTATTTATGATGATTTCCTTTACAAACAAACGCAAATTAATAATAATGTCTACGATTTAAGTCAGAATATTTACGATTTTAGTAATAATTATTTTAAAATGTTGCAGGATCCGAATGATAAATATGATATGAGTGGTAATAATTTTAATAAACCTCCTACCCAATTGGATGGTTTAATTTCTGATAATAAAGAGATTATTATGCAACAAAATAATATTTTTATTTTGTCCACTATCACCATTACTACTTTAGTTTTAGCATTAATACTCGTATCGAAATAATGTGTCATTATAACATATACTTTTTTGTTATAATGTCTAATTTACCACCATCTTATGTAGATATTAGTGGTGTTTTTAATTTGCAAAAAGATATGGTAGGTAATTTGGCAGGAAATACAGATCCTGCATCACAATCCATAGTACAGTCTATTTCCAGTAATCTTAATGATTTATATTCTAATTTTGGAAGCAGTACGATAAGTGCAGAAGGGGTTCTAGAAAAACAAGGCGATATGATTCAAATTATTAATCAAGAAGAAGATAGATTAAATAAAAAAAAGGAAGATATTGATAATGCATATACCGGAAAACAACGTGCTGTTCAATTAAATGAGAGTTATCGCCGCAAATATCATCAGATGATGAAAATTATTATGGTTATTATTGTTACCTTAGTTATATTTATTTTTGTTACCTTTTTGAGTAAAAAATTTCCTTTCGTACCCTCTTTCGTTTTTGAAATCCTATCAATTATTATTATTTCTGCAGGTATTTTTATTGTTTATTTTATGACAATTAGTATGCTTAAACGAAGCCCTACTTATTTTGACGAATTATATTTACAATCTCCTGGAACCGGTGGAAATACAGTTGTATCTACCGGTTCATCCGATATACAGAATTTATTAGGAGGTATTAACTTGAATCAGTGTATAGGCAGTTCTTGTTGTGATATAGGTACCCATTGGGATACTGGTAATGTCCGATGTATTGGTAATAGTGTTGCATTGTTTTCTACTATTCAACAATCATATGATGTAGGAGATTTTTCAGGTCGTATGTCAGTTATGCCAAATTCTCCCAACGAATTTGACGGGTATACTCCTGTATAAGCAGGGAAAAAATATATGAATAATATAAGTATTTATTCATATATTAAAATGGGAAATTCTTCATCGTCAGGATGTGCTACTACGAACCAAGGTGGAACTATGGATGATATACGTGATGAAATTAGAATAATAAATAGTAATACAAAGCAACTCATAGCTGCAGCCCGTGACGACATTGGTAATTACGCCAATAATGTAACTTTATTAGATTTGATTAAAAAAAATAAAGCAGCTGAAGACGCCTACAAAATATTGAAAACAACTAATGATACACTGAAAACAACTAATGATACACTTAAAACAAGTAATGATACACTCGAAACAAATTATATTATTGAACAAGGACAATTAAGTGGTAATATTGTAGCATTACGTACTAATATAACTAATAAGACAGGTATTTTAAACGGTTTATCCACAGATATTACTAATATTGAAGTAAATACTATTAGACCAAAAATTACTAATATTGAAGGAAAATATGAGGAGATTAAAGAAATTGTAAAAAATAATGATAAGGCAGCTATATTAAGTAATAATAAAAAAACTGATATACAACAAGCTAGTTTTTCTATTGCCTACTTGGAATATCTTGTTATAGACGCTTACAAGCAATTATATCGTTCTGTTTACTATGAAAATGTCTCTGTTGGAGATGGTATAAAACAACGATTTGACAATCATACTAATCAATTTAGTATTAATAATTACCAAAATAATCGTATACAATTCTATAAAAATATTAATACTTTCCTTTTTTATTTTTATTATATTATGATTATTGCATTAGTTATTGTGGTATTGAAGTTTAATAGTACATCTTTACTAATTAAATTAACGTTCTTTCGTGTTTTTGCCATAATTCTAATTCTTTATCCATTATTTATTATTCGTTTACAAAATTTTATTTATAAATTTTTCACATTGTTACTTTCTAAGTTATAATGGTCTATAAACATATACTGATCCGGTTAATAAAGATAAAACGTATAACCAACAATTATATACCCAGCTTTCAAAAGTAAGAATACATAATGGGTAAATTATTCCTGCAATAATTAGTGCAATTTTATAATAAATAGACCATAATTTTTTATAAAAGATTAAAAATCCTATAAAAAAGATGATCAAAATATAATAAACAGTATATAATTTAATATAAATATCATAAATAAATGTTCTTTTTTTTGAAACAAACTTTGATTCACGTTGTGTTGTCGAAATATTATTGTCCATTTCAGATTTAGCTACTTCTAGTAAATCGTTTTGTAAAATAACTGCCTTATATAACTCTTCATAACCGTCTACAGCAATTCCTTGGGTGTTTGTTATTCTATCTGTTAAATATGCTAACTGTTGTGTATTTACTGCAGCTGCACTTGAAAGAGATGTTGATACATCATTTGACATATTTCTTTGGGTGTTAACGTTCGTTTCTATTCCTAATAATGTAGTCACTTTTGCATTTCGGTCAGCTTTTACATTTCCAGCGTCCGTAATTTTACCATCCAAATTACTTATTCTACTATTTAAATCTGTTGTTTTTGCTGCAAACTCTTGCTTTATAGTGTATTGACTATTATCTAAATCGGTTTTTCTCTTAATTTCTGTTGCGGTTCGTGCTTTTTCTGTTGCTGTTCGTATATTTTCGGTATTTACTTTTCCCTCAATATCCGATTTTATAGTGTTACTTTCTGTTGCTGTTCGTGCATCAACTTGTGATTTAGTTAATAATATTTTGGATCCTGCTATATTCGACAATCCTGCTTTATTCGGAAATGGATTTGCTGTTATGTTCAAACCATCTATCACTCTATTTAATTCTTTATAACAACCATTATTTTTATCTGTATAAATACTATTCACAAAATCTGTAAACTTGTTTCTCACGCTATTCGCATTGTCTCTTAATGAATGTAATTTATCTACTGCGTCAGAATCCTTGCTTTTATTTGGGTTACCAGGTACAGTTCCACAATCGTGCCCATATGGTTCTGAATCCCCTTCTATTTTACTCATTGAATCGGTCCATTTTGTATCCCATAATATTGTATTTGCATCAGTAATTGCTTTAGAACCACTTGAAGAAATATTTATATTAATTGTCTCCAAAAGTGGTGGTGGTGGTGGTGGTGACGCTTTTGATGCTGATGATGATGATCCTCCTCTTCCTCCTGGCATTAATTTCCTATTATATTATTCCACCTATATTTTTACAATTCATTTTCTCCAATTTCTACATCTTCATCTTCCACCGTATAATTATTATAATCAGCTTCTTCAAAATTCTCATACTTGATCTTGCAGCCCATCCAACACTGATTCTTTTGTCTACCATATTCCTTATCCATAAATTCGTGTAAATCTTTCGGACCTGGGGCGCGCCCACCATAATTGGCTCCATGCCAAATCGTAAATTCGCTATTAAGTTCCATCTTTTTGATCTTCCCATTCGGATCCCGAATGATACGATCACCAACGAATTCTGAAATGTAATCCTGGCTCTGACGATACTCGTTCGACTTTTCCATCACAACCGAACAATCTTTCACTAAACCATTCGTTTTAAAGGCTCGTTCTACCAACATCGCTGCAAATACCTCTTTCCAAGAATCAAATTTCTCGTCAATATATTCGTCCAGCAAATATTGAAATGGTTTATCTTTGTCTCCACCTACTGGATTTTTTGTAAAAAGCGATTTAAATGGAACGGCTCTAATACGTCTCCAAGTACCATGATCATTACTCTTAATTTCCATTAATACATTACAGGTTACTACCAATTTAAACTGTGGTAAGAATGTAATGGTCTGGGGCATATAAGGTGCGCGACCTTGCAATCTATCTTTACCACTTGTAAGAGCTTTCATAATACCTTCATTAATTTTGTCACCTTTACTCGGTTCCTGCATTACTGCATAACGAATTCCTTTTAATTCTACAATCTCAGGTGTGAGTCCACCTACCTTTCCTCGCTTTTCGGTTACCAATGTGAGTGGGACATCACCTTTATAGTCACCCAAACACATTTCCATCAAATTTACCAACACCGATTTACCATTCTGACCAATACCAATATACATATTAAATGTTTGGTTGGTCGACGTGCCGATCAGAGTTGATGCCAAATGATCCCACATATACTCGTATAATTCCTTTTCTGGGAATAGTTTGTTCATAAAATCATTAATCTCATCTATCAATGTCTTATGTTTCGTGAAGTCTAGCGGATTGTAGTCAATATTTGTACACATCGACACATTATCTTCTGGATGACCCTTTCTGAATACTTTTTCCTTAAAATCAATAACACCATTTTTATAACACAGCAAATAAGGGTTGGTGTCTAGCTTGTTCAAAAACGTTTCGTCATAAAACAACTCCTTGGCTTCCTTCATAATCTTATCCTTACCATTACAATCAGATAATCTCGATACAATATTAATAATACGCATTGATTTACGTTTGTTAATATCATCCATATTCTCTTTGCATTCGCCGCCTACAATCATCGTATCCATTGATCCACCACCCTTCTGATTGTACAAATCACGAACCTGTTCCGAAAGTGTTCTACGAAGTGTAGTTCCTGAATCGATCTTATGCCAACGATGATTTTTATACTCGTACCAATCATTGCCTTTAATACTAACACATACAAATCGATGTTTATACACCTCATAAACCACCTTGGCAATGTCTGTATCACCACAACCTGATCTATCGTCCCCCTTTCCACCACTTATATTGTTTATTCGAATCGTCTGCTCTAAGAAATAATCAATTGTTTTATTACGTACATTTTCATACGCTTGATAAACATCCGTCTTTGTCCAATTGATAAGTGACCTTTTTGACAATCCATTGTGCTTTTTCAAATCAAAATTTCTCCACCGTTCGCATAGATCCGGAATATCACTCGAATAATGAAATGTCGGTGATTGGGCACTAAAAGCTATCCACGTTATCAATAAACGATTGTCTGTGTTACGGAGCACCCACCCTACACGTATCCATTTATCATAACTACCTGATCCGTAATAAGTTACCGGTAAAATCATTGCATACTCGTGTGTCTCGCGCAAATTATAATCCGAAATTTGGATACTATCTAAGAAATTATTTACAAATTTATCTAGCTCTTGTTTTGATTTGATTTTCGCAATATTTATAGGGTTTAAGAAGTCGTCGTTATAAATATCTAAATGAGCATTTCGAGCAATAGCAGTTAACGTTTTCGAATTACTGTTGTCAGATGGTCCTCCCAGACGGTTGGCTACTTTATATTTCTCATACTCTTGGATAAAACAGTTTTTCATAAAAAGTTGTAAATGATCTTTGTATCTAACTGACAACTTTGCTATGTTTTTTACAGGATCAAATGATGACAGTGGCATTTCTGGATACATAAATTCGGATTCCTCTGTATCCCATTTTACATTGAATACGTGTGTCAATTGATAACGATCATTACCTGGTTTTCTTGATCCATACAACTGCCACGGTGTCTTACCTGTACTAATTCCTTTATCAAACACATCTTCCCAGCTGTTTTTAAGTGGTAAATTTTTCCAAATTTCGGATGCCTTTTCCATTATTTTTTCTCTTAGCATAAGTTGCGTTACATTATCTGCTTGCAGACCTATTATCATATGGATTCCATCTTTAGTTATTTGTTTATTTTTTGCTTTATCATCAATACGGTTTACCGTGGGTTTTTCAAATACAAATATAGGAAAATTCACACTGTCATCCAGCTGAAATATGTTTTTTAATTCGTCTAAATATCCTCCGATCAATTCTACAATTTCATCATAAATATGCAATTTTTCATCAATTTCGTAATCGTAACGAAAATCTAAATCTACCAAAATTGGACCACCATTTTCTAACTGCATTTCCGTCAAATATTCCTTCTTCTTCTTTACTAGAACTTCTTCTGCATAAAGATTGAGAAACGTATCATATTCGGTCTCGTCAATATGGTATGATCCACCGTGAATATTCATCTTTTGGTCTCCTATCCGCGTATTTGTTACCGGTTTTGGATTGGTAGAATTCGGATTCTTTTGATGTGTATGCTTTATTAAGAAATCAAAAGCATCTCTGTATTTTATCATTGATGTATTTTTTAAATTATCGGGCATAGTTGCAGTGGAATGTTGACTCTCCATTCCTTTGGATATATTGTTGTTATATTTTTATCTCGTTTCCTGGATTCAATTTTTCAGGGAACTGGACGTTTTAGTTCCATTATCTGTCGATTTCCATCTACTGTGAAGGTTTTACAGGCACTCAGCACCCGAAGGGTGCAAGTTGCGAGTCAGGCACCACAAGGGTAGAGACCCCTATGGGGTCTCTTTCCGAAGGTGCCAACCTGGTCAGAAGACCGTAGGTCTTCAACCTTGAACGCCATAGGCGTTCTTAGGAATTCGCTTCGCGAATTCCTTGGCGAAGCTCGCTGACCAAAGGTGCCGTAAAACCTAGATCATCCTTAGATGTTGTGCAATATCGACGGATGATAGGTTCCCTGATTTAATTATCTTTATCCACCATTACTTCTTTGGATATGTTTTTTATTATTTTATCACGGGTTTTATCATCTCCCTGCAGTGTTTGTAAATAAATTTTGTCTTTTAATATATTGTTCGGGGTATTATTTACCTTGGCATCCGGGTACTCATTGCACCAATCGCGGAGTGCTACCACATTCCTATATTCTATTTTCTCTAGGATCTGTTTTAATCTAGTTTTGTCTTTGTCATCCTTATTCCAAGCTGCATTTTCCTTCAAATAAATGGTATCTCGTTTGGAATCGGTGCAGTGAATCGGACGTTTATTTATATCCATATCACGTAATTGTTTGATAAGGATATCGGATACACCATTGACAAATCCGGTATTTCCAATTAATAGGAGATCTTCAAAGGTAATTCGGATGCTATCTAAGAATTCTTGGATGGTCATTGCATCCTTGCAGGTTTCATTTAAAAAGAAATTTAAATTGAATTTTTGGTTATTGTTATTAGTAGTAACATTACCATTAATGGTATTATTATTAGCAGGTTCTCTTTCGATTAATTTATTAACTAATTCTGTATGATCTTTAGCTTGTTGTGTTAACATATTTTGCAATTCTTTATTCTGTTTTATTAGTTCCATAAACATATCAGCATCTAATATTGGAGGGCTTACTGGGTTCTCAGTAACAGCTAATTCAGGTGAAGGTTCTATGAGACATTTCTTAGAATGTTGCCATAATCCCATTCGGGATTTATAATTTTTATTACATTTATTACATATAAATGCAGCGGAACTTTCCTGAACGTTTTCGTAAGATTTCGTAAGATTTTTATGTTTTGCTGTCAAACAATGTCTCGAATATTGACTTTCTCTGCTTGATATATAGTTACATTTTTCACATAAAAATTTTTGGAACTTTATCTGAACTTTATCTGTAAGCATTTGTATAATAATACCTTACAAATAAAGTTCTAAACCCTTTCAAAATCAAAATATTTGTAAAAATCTTATGCAGTCGTCTGATTTTTCTTATAAAATATTGTTACCATAATGATTACAAATTTGGAAAAGCATAGTTTTTGCAAAATGCTCATTACAACTCTTTGGGCTTGGACATTTTTTTGGACATTTATTTTTGTCCATTTTCAAAAACCTCGGTCGACTTTCTTACACGTTTTATCAATTTTAGAATAAATTAGAAAAGGTACTTAAAGAAATTATTCCTTTTCAACCATTACCTCTTTGGAAATGTTTTTGATGATTTTATCACGGGTTTTGTCGTCTCCCTGCAGTGTTTGTAAATAAATTTTGTCTTTTAACAAGTTATTCGGAGTATTATTTACTCTGGCATCCGGGTTCTCATTGCACCAATCACGGAGTGCAACTACATTCCTATATTCGATCTTTTCTAGGATTTGTTTTAATCTAGTTTTGTCTTTGTCATCCTTGTTCCAAGCTGCATTTTCCTTTAAATAAATGGTATCACGTTTGGAATCCGTGCAGTGGATCGGACGCTTACTCACGTCAATATCCCGTAATTGTTTGATAAGAATGTCAGAGACACCATTCACAAATCCGGTATTACCTATTAGCAGAAGATCTTCAAAGGTAATACGAATACCATCTAAGAATTCTTGAATAGTCATCGCATCTTTACAAGTTTCATTTAAAAAGAAATTTAAATTAAACTTCTGATTGTTATTGGTAACATTACCATTAATGGTATTATTATTAGTAGGTTCTCTTTCTATTAATTTATTAACTAATTCTGTTTGTTGTGCTAACATATTTTGCAATTCTTTATTCCGATTTATTAGTTCCATAAACATATCAGCATCTAATGTATTTTTAACAGTGTTTTCGTTTATTGGTATCTCTTTGGTAACAAAAATAAGTTTTTTTTCTTGGTTACATACTTTTAAGTGTCTCCATAATCCGACTCTAGATTTATATATTTTATCACATTTTTCACAGCATATTGGTAATGACTTTTCTTGACTTTTTTCGTTACTGGTTGTTACATTTTCATTTTTCTTATGTTTATCAGTTAAAATATGACGATCATATTTACTTTTATTACTTGTAATGAAGCAACAATTTTCGCATTTATACTCAGTATAATTTTTTGTCCTTTTTTGTCCTTTTTCTGTTGCCATTTTGTTACTATATAGTAACATAAAAAAGGCTCTAAATCATTTTGTCCAAAAATACTTATGCTAACAACCCAATATTATTATTATCATTTTTACTGCAGAATGGTAACACTCATAGTTTTTGCGGAATGCTCAATTCAACTCTTTGGACCTGGACATTTTTTTGGACATTTATTTTTGTCCATTTTCAAAAACCTCGGTCGACTTTCTCACACGTTTTCTTGCATTTTTGAAATCGTAGGGTACCCCCTACGATTATTTTATTTTTATTAGAAAAATAAAAAAGTAAATAATAAAAAATTGATTCAAAAAAACATAAATAAATCTTTTCACAATATATTAGAGAAATGAAATTTTGCAGTAAATGTGATAATATGTACTATATTGGTATCAGTGTAGATGATGCAAACCAGCTTATTTACTATTGCAGGAATTGTCGTCATAAAGATGAAACAATTACGGAGGAAGGAGTGTGTGTTCTTAATGCCCAATTGAAAAAAGGAGAACAAAAATTCAATCATATTATTAACGAGTACACCAAGTTGGATCCGACTTTACCAAGAATCCGTAATTTAAAGTGTCCTAACCCTGAATGTAAGTTTAATAAGGAAGACAAGACAGCAGAAGTTATTTATGTTCGGTATGATGATAACAATTTGAAGTATTTGTATATTTGTGTAGAGTGTGATACAACTTGGAAGACCAACTAAATAAGGGAACCGTAGGTTCCCTTATGATCCCTCCCTCAATTATATTTCCATATAAGGTAACATAATTATTTATTATTAAAAGCCATTCCAATAAGGGAGGGTTTTGGCGAAGCCATAGCATGGTCAGCGGGCGAAGCCCGTAACCTGGATCGCCCGAAGGGCGATTGAGGGAACCGTAGGTTCCCTGCGACCCTCAAAAAATTGAATAAACTAATATAAATATAAATATAAGACTATTTTTCTTATTATTATATAACTCACTAAGATGTTTGAAGAAAAGGAAGAAGTTGAATCTGTCAAATCTGATGAATCTATCGTATCCGCAGTGGAAGAAAAAGTAGAAAAGGAAGGATCTGAAACAGAGGATGAGAGTAGCATAGTTTCTGATGAAGAAAGTGATCAAGAGGATGATGAATCCGTAAATGAAATAGAACCAAATTTAAAACAAGCATCCGCATTTTTACAACCAGATGATGATGATGAGGAGGAAGACAATGACCCCGATTATTTACAAAAATTTGATGATTCTATCAAACAACGGATTATCTCAGATTTTCATCCTGAATTGAAAACTCATAATTATGATGAAATTGATGTGTTAAGTCGAGTTGTTCGTGATAATATGGGGACGGTTATTGATCCTTTGCATAAAACATTGCCATTTCTTACAAAATATGAGAAAACACGCATTTTAGGAGAAAGAGCGACGCAATTGAATGCTGGTGCAATAGCGATGATAGAAGTTGATGCTGATATGATTGATGGATATGTTATTGCTCTTAAAGAATTTGAACAAAAAAAAATACCATTTATTATAAAGCGACCCTTACCGAATGGTGCAGTGGAATATTGGAAATTAGAAGATTTAGAGGTTTTGTAGAGCCGAAGGCGGAACAAAACCTAGATTCTCCATAGATAGCCCTGAAATGGCTATCGACGGAGAATGGAAGTACTTTAGGTTTTCCAATTCTTACCACAATCCAAACACGTAACAAAGATAGTAGCTGGCTCATCTGCTGATCTAGTCTGTAATTCGTAATATGTACATCGCTTACCACGGCATTTCTTGCAAGTAAACATATCAGTCGATGCCTGAGTATTATTAGAATATTTATTAGCATCTCGTTTAATTTTTTCATCGATTAATTTATGCCAAGCTTGTGGGTTCATCTCTTGATGGGTCATAAATGCGAGATTTTGTGGAGTAATTTCACCACTTTTTATTTGTTGTAATAGATCGTGGTCTTTAAGATTGATATAAATACTACGCAAACGATCTGTATAAATTTGCGTAAAATGTGGATTATCCCATTTTTTAATGATTTTTCGGTTACCTGCTTCCTTAATAGTATAATTGTAAACACCTTTTTCTAGATTGGTTGTGGTACGTTCATCACCTAGAATAACAAGAAATTTTGATACCACATTTTGACGGAAAGATTCAGGGTTTGAAATTTTATACATCACTCTTACTATGATTTGATGTATAAATTGTTTTGTTTTTAAATCAATTTTCCGTATTCTTAGCTTTTTTTTTCGAAAAAAAGAAGCCCCTTTGGCCATTCACCCGTAGCATTCAACTTTAAATCAAATAAATCCGCATTTTTTAAACAACAACGTAAATAAATATGTTGATCATCGTCAGAGATATTCACACTATATAATTCTTCTACACATTCGTGATAAAGTGCCTGAAAACTTGGCATTAGATTCGTTGGACCACCCCAAAAGGTTCCAGTAAACATTTCGGGAGCACACACCAATATGTAAAGAGGATCAATATCTTGTTCTACAATTTCTTTTTGAAGAAAAAAAGTAATTCGGTCATTGGAGAACCTGTTTCTATCCAAAGTTTCCTTTGGAAAAGTGGATTTATCGTTTTGATGTTGGGTACCGAAATATCCAAAATCACTCCAACAAGTAACAGAGGTATTAATATAACCATTTTGCATAGCGTGATTAATAAAATCGATTTTGGCGTGGTTAATAGCGTTATATTCTGGTATCTCATTTTCAGGAAACATTTTGACAGAAGCTTTACATTTGTTAACCTCATTAGGATACATAATTTTTAAACGATTATTTAAATATTCTTTATAGATATTACTTTTCATTATTTCTGTGTCTTTGGGTAATTGTTTCCAAGCGTGAATATTGTTTTCTAACCATTTTCGGTTGATAGGAATAAAGGTAACACATCTATGTGGACTACGAGTATAATGCTCCAATATATAATCGATACACCGGTCATCAATATAGCAAACGATTTTGTAAGGATAATCTAAATAGTTTAAAAAGGATTGTATATAAAATTTGGTGGTTCTTTTGTATTTGGATGACCAAAAACCTCGACCAATATCAAAAAAAGCAGTAACAATTGTAATATCTTCCATATAATTTTATTGCGTATATTATTTTATGGAGTTTTAACCTATATTTATACATATTCTTCTTCGCTTAATTCACTAGTACAGTCTAAATAGTTTTCCTGAGTTTCGACAGTCTTGACAAATATATTTTCTGGTTCTTTGGATTTTTTTCCCTTACCAGTTGGTTTTGCAATGATTTTCGCCTTTATTTTTTTTGATTTGGATTTAAAATCTTCGTCTTCCTCTTCTTCCTCCTCTTCCTCCTCTTCTTCCTCTTCATAATCATCCTCATCTTCGTCATCCACAATAAAATCATCTTTAACATAACCTTCTTTCGTACGAGGAAGATCATCATCTTCATCATCTTCTTCATCACTATCTTTATCTCCAATATCTTCAAAACCACCGAATAAATAATCATAAATTGTTTCCCATTCGTCTTCACTGATACTAGCTGCTTCTCCCGTAACAGTTTTATTAATAACAACACAATTTCCAAACATTAGGGTAGAATCAATAGGAGGAGGGAAATCATATTTGTTTTCTTGATTTGCGCGTCCAGTGGTTTTTCCAAAGACAGAAATATAGAATGATTTACCGTGTAAATCGTCGATATTCCATTGGGCTTGACATTTAAAATCATCCGCAGTTTTAAAGCCGGCTTTTTTATAAAGGTCAGCCTCAACATAGGATTTTAATTGAGTTTCTTTGATATTACCGGATTTGTCAAGAATGAGAATAGTAAAAGGAGCCATATTTAGATGATATAGATATGATAGTTTGTTTTTAATTCAATTTTATGCGTTATATAAAAATCTGTTGATATTTTATATTTTAAATGGTAAATAATAGAAGTCATAAAAAAGGTGGAGGTATGTTTGATTTTATGACAAGTAAAGAGACTAAAGAGAGTTGTATTGCAAATTGTGATAAAAAGTTTGCAGTAACAACACCTTCTACTCTACCAAATAGTACTGCACCAAGTAGTATTGCACCAAGTAGTATTGCACCAAGTAGTACTGCACCAAGTACAGGAGCTTCTACTCCTTATGCTAATAATAAAAGTTGGGTTCCTTCTTGGTTATCTTTTGGTAAAAAACAACAAGGTGGAAAACGTAGATCAAAAGGATCGAAGAAAACCCGTAAGAATAAGAAACGCAAAGGAACCCGTAAAAGTTCTCTATAAGCGTCAAAAATACATAAATACATATCTTTTTTCATATATATTTATGTTATCAACAACGTTATTTTGGATATTTATTAATGTTATCCTATCTATTTTGGTAATATATGGTGGACATTATTTTTGGAAATACATAAAAGACACATATAGTACGAAAAAAACAAAGGATTTAGTCAATGTTCAAATACAGAAATATAAAAAGATTATGACAGAAATGCAAAACAATAATAAACCATTTATTTCAAATGAAGAGAAATTAGAAATGGATATGCGATTAACGGAATTTATCAGTAGCACATAATAAATAAAAAATTGACATAGAGATAAAATGGTATTATAATTGTATCTAATTATGGAATTATCTTATTCGCAATTTTCCCATTTAATTAGACGGTTCCCTGATTTCGAACTTTCTTATGAAACCATTTCACATAATAAAGTTTCTAACAAATATGACATTTGTGTAGCAGTTCCTATTGGTAAAAAATGTTATTTGTGGTTTACTTACTATGAAAATAATAATGTCTGTTATTTACTTGATATTAATAGAGAGAAAAAAATATCAAAAGCCAAAAAAATACCAATGGTATTTGACAGTGATTTGTCTACAGGAACAGTCGTTTATGGAACGTTATGGGTTGATGAAAGTAATAGGAACTTCTTCATTGTAGAAGACATTTTATATTTCAAAGGAATACCAATGAAAACAGAGCCATTTGGATCACGATTAGGATTTATACAACAGCTTATGAATAAAACAACACAATATTTTCAATCTAAAGATCATATGGTTATTGCACCATCAACAATGTGGAAAGTAGAATTAAATGAAAAGATGTGGGAGTTTCCAACATATATTCCAGTGCAAATACAAAATAATATTGCTTATTCTGTACATCATATTCAGTATAGATCTTCTTCTGAAGTTATGCCGTATTTGAATGTAAATATTAGTAAAAAAATACAAACCAAATCAGCAATCCAACAAACATCAATGACAGAAACCGTAATTAAATTACCAAGATTGGATTTCTCGAAACCACAATACAAACAAAAAACGGTGTTTCAAGTAAGGGCAGATGTTCAAAATGATATTTATCATTTGTACGCTTACGGAAAGAATAACCAGCCGGTTTACTATGGGATAGCATATATATCAGGTTATAAGAGTAGTGTTTTTATGAATAGTTTATTTAGAAATATTCGTGAAAACAAAAATTTAGATTATATTGAAGAAAGCGATGATGAAGAAAATTTTCAGGATATGAGAGATAATAAATATGTTGATTTAAACAAAAAGGTTTTAATGGAATGTGCGTTTCATACAAAATTCAAAAAATGGGTTCCTTTACGTTTAGTCGATTCTCGTTCCAAAGTTATTCATATATTTAATTTGACTGTTAGTAGTAACGAAAATTATGTAAATCATAGAAGATAATTCTTTTACACCTTTTCTCATTTCAAACGCCGATTTTTCCAAAATATAAATAAGAACAATATAAAGGCAATCCAATAAGGTAATATAAGTAATTTGAATGAGGTTGCTTCTTAGTGTTCCTAATTTCAGCCGTAGTAAGTGAGTCCCGAAGACAAATATACCTTATTACAAATGGCTACTCATTTCGTCCTTCACCACCTTCTTTAGAAGGTGGAAAAAGTTGGACCATCGTAGGTGAAATTCCTACTATTGACTTTACCCTTATTTTCAAAGCAAGTATGATGCCGAATAATAG